GTCCCAGATGTGATGACCGCGCCGGGGCAGATACACAGCCGCAGAGGTTGTGGGAACGTAGCTGTCGCCGGTGTCAGGGTTGTCTACCATGCCGCCAAGGTCGGAGCGGTAGAGGTGTGCGCCCCAGAGGTAGACACCGGAAGTGCCGTCTCCTGTGTAATTTACACCACCCTCAGAGGCCAAAACTACGTAGGCAATGACCCCAGAAGCAGCAGTTACATCAGAGACTGTTATAGAGCAGAGAAACCAACCGTTTTCTTTGGCCTCAATAGTCGCGGGAAGCCCCGACCCGGCGAAATCGGAAGATGTCTGCGTAGCCAAGTCAAACAAAGTCGCACGGGTAGACCCGGATGCATTTTCGTAAATAACGATCTGCGACCTTTCTGCGGCCTTAGCATAAATCGAAAATGTATAACCAGCGCTCACGACCAAAGTTGTAGGGAAAGACACCCTATGGTCTGTGGAGGCGCTCGTATCCTCCACCAGTTTATCCGCCGTCAGTGCCCCATCAGGGGCGGTAGTCGCATTTACTGTGACAGTTGAACGGGTTTTATCCCAAGCCGCATTCGAGAAGTCCTCGCTATACGTCAGCAGGTTATGGGGACGCCACTTGAGCAGGCCATCAGAGTCCACCATCGTTGCGTTGGAGGTGGCTGCGTGGGTGATCGCATTGGCAAACGTGGTGCGCGCGGTCGCGCGGTAGTATTCGGCCCCGAAGTCCGCAACCAGACCCGGCTTGAAGCCAAGAACCTTGTACGGATCACGCCGCTGGCCGAAGGGGCTGCGGATGCCGCTCAGGGGAGAAACAATCTCACGCATGGCTCAACCTCCAATTAAGAGTGCGAAACCATGACTTCGCCGCCGATAGGCGCGTAGACGTAAACGCGGGTCGCCGAGATACCAGGGAACAGGTCAGACAGTGCCGTGTTCAACTCGCCTTGGCCCGGATTGTATCGGATGGCACCAGCGTCATCGGTCGGAGCCGTTGCGCCCGCCGTACCGGCGACAAGCACGTAAAAGCCGCTCGTGTTCTGGAACGTGATCGTTGTCACGTCCGCATCGGTCAGCTGCGTCCAAGTCTTTGCCGGAATAATCTTTGTCGTGTTCTGTGCCATGCTTTACCCCATTCATTTAGGCTGTGGCAGGACGATCAGGCCATAGGCTTGGCCCGCATCCTTATTGAAGATGAGCCGACCTTAGCACGATCAGACTCGATTTGCAGCGTATTAAGCGATTGTTCCAGCAAACTTCCCCAAACCTGCAACTTGCTGTCGTCGTCAAGATACGGCGCCGCCTCAAGAAGCGCCCCGTAGAGATACACGTCGGGCGAGTTGGTCAGGAGCCAGTTCGTTGTGTTGCTATCCGACAGAGCCGGGATTTTTGCATAATAGGTTAGCGTTCCGCTGTAAGACGTGTCAGGCGACGGAATGATTTGAAATTGATTGCCTATCATGGAAAAGAACTGAGGCCGCGCATTGCCGCTGCCAGCAAGCTTCTTTTCCTCGGCTGCTTGATCCGGCGTCACATACTCCAGCGTTGTGATCGGAGACGTTTCAAGCTGGAAGCGGATGTTTTCCAGCCAATCGGTCGGCACGTCTTCATATTCTGCGTCAATCGTAAGGGTCGCACGCGAAACCATCCGGTAATCCCGAATTCGCCGGTTGAACTTAGCCTCGGCCAAGGCAATGAACGACGGAATAACCGAGGTCAGATCGGTGCGCAGAAGCCAATCAGCTATGGCCGACTGCAACTCGCTGTAGGTCGTGATGGCCATCAGACTGTCCCTTCGCGCGTCCTGAACACCCGGTTGTCCCCGTCATTCAGCCATTTCTTGAGCGCAACGGGATCGTCAGCGATGCCGCGCCGCTTGAGGTCATAATACACGCTCAACGGAATAGATGCGACCCGGCTCATGTCGCCCCATTTCGTGCGCTTGTCGGTCATGTTGCGATAGCGCGCGTTGCTGGCGTCGAGGTCAAGTTTCTGCTCGGTCTCGATGACATACTCGCCGTTAGCCTTCACATGCCAATACCGGCGGATGCCGGTTACAGGGTCTTCGTCAAACAATCGTTTGGTCATGCCAGCCTCATAGGTAATGGGGCGACCGAAGCCGCCCCATTGTTATCATTAGGAGACCGTAAGATCGCCTACGATGCCATGCGCAGCCTCGTTCATGACCTTCAGGCCGAACTCGCCAATCAGCATACCCTTTTCGGCGTCACCGGTTTTCGCCAGTTCGACGCGCTGGATCGGGCGCAGGTAGCAGACCGACGCATACTCGGGGTCAAGAACCCAAGCATCACGGGCGCGCTGGAAGCGGTTGGGAACCACTTGCAGGGTGCCGAAGTCCGACATGTAAACATCGGCTGCACCGATGATCGTGGTCGGGCTGTCGGACGGTGCCTGATAGCGCTGGGCCGCGATGCCGGTGAAGGCCGAAACCGCCTGCTTGTTGAACGCACCAACCATCAGGATCGACGGGTTGCCGCCCGAGGTCCAGGTCTGCTGCATCACGTCCTTCAGCATCGCCTCGGTAAAGGCGCGCTGAGTGCCGTCGGTGCGGACATTGGTGCCGTCGCCGGTCGGGGCCGCACCGCCAGAGCCAACGCTGTCGTTGGTGGCAATCCATGCGCCCAGACCAGCGGTCTCAGGGGCGGTGGAGGTGTTGCCAGCAACGCGGGCGTTGTTGTCCAGCAGGACAGCCTCGATATCGCGCTTCAGTTCCTTGCCGCGCTTGGCGACTTGGTAAGCGACTTCATCAGCGCGACCGGCCTTGTCAACAGCGCCGAGGTTGTCAGCGATGATGTAGGTGCGGCGACGGATGTGGGTATAGTTACCCAGGCGGGTCGTCGCGGAGGTCGCATCAAACGAAGACACGTCATCGCCATTGATGACGGCAGTGGTCGAGGTCGATGCCAGAGAGTCGGTTTGCCACTCGAAGAAGGTGTTCGACACGCTTTCAGAACCCACGTTCGACTGGAACGGGGTCTCTTCGGGCGAGATATTCGAGATGACGTTGGAGAGTTCTTCACGGATGCCCTTGGCATCATAGCTGGTGAAGGTGTTGGTAACGATAGCCATTTTCTAGCCTCACAGAAGTGATTTGATGACAGCAGCCGCGTCATTGACACGACCAGTTTGACGTAGGCGGGTCTGCGCCTCTTTCACTGCAGAGCGTTTCTGGGGCTGCGTTCCTTTTGATCCCGCTCGGATTGTCTTTGGCCCCTGTTGCCGGTTGCCCGACTTGGCCTCAGAAATCTTGCGCTGACCGCGCTCAAAAAGCATGGCGTTCCGTGCCAAAGCGACCACACCGGCATGAGTGATGTTGTTTACATCCTCTTCCGCGAAGCCTTTGCCGATCAGGAAATCCCGAATTTCAGCAGCCTCTTTCTGAGCCACCTCGGGCTTTTTCCAGTCGGGTATAAGCGATTGTAGCCGCTCTTGCTCCGCCTGTAGCTGCTTCTGACGTTGCTCGTTAAGCTGTCTCTGCTGAATTTGCGTCATACGCTGTTGTTCAGCTTCAACGGCTTGAATTTGAGCCTGCCGCTGCTCTTTGGCTTTACGCCATTCCCGCTCCAGCCTCGTCGCTTCAATTGGGTTCTTTTCGTAAAGTTTGTCCCAATCTGGCTCCGCTTGCATTTGCTGCTCTAGCTGCTGCTTCATTGCAGGCAAGAGTTGCGAATACTGCTGGCGCTCCGCTGCAATCTCTTGCTCCATTTGCTGCACCAGCTTGCGCTGTTCAGCCAGGTCTTGAGATTTGCGCGTGTAATCCGATTGGCGCGAATAGCCCGACAGAAGCTCGTCAAACGTGACCTCGATCTCTTCGCCGTTTACTTTTACGGTGTATAGATCGGGTTGTTCATCCGTCTCTTCCTCGGCACCGTCTTCGGCGTCCTCGGTCGGCTCGATCTCGGCTTCCACCTCAATCTCGCCTTCGGTCTCGAATTGCACATTCTCAACCGGCGCATCATCGCTTTCGGCATTGTCCTCAACGGGTGCCATCATAGCTTTGACTGCTTCTTGTGCCGCTTGCAGGTCGCGTGCTGCGTTATCTGCCATTGCTGCTTACCTCTAAGTATGTCACTTATTGCCCTTTTCTGCAATCACCCCAGAATCAACCAGGATGCGCAGGCGGCGGCGCAGTGACTCCAATCCATGTTGTTCCGCCTGCACTCTCATCATGTCGTCAACGTCGCCAAGTTGCACAGATCGAAACTGATCCCAGATTTCCTGCTGCAGCTCGTCAAGGATTGCCTGAAGCGCCTGGTCTTCAAGAAGGCGCTTGGCCTCCCGCGCTTCCCGCAGGATTTGCTCCTTGGTTTTCTTCGCCACGGACAGTCTCCTTCACCATATCGGCCTGCGCTTTCATCACTTCCTTAGCGATGGCAGCCGATTTCTTGATCTGTTCGGCGCTGAGTTGCGTGCCATACTTGGCCTCAATCTCAGCCGCCTTCATGTAGACTTCGATTTCCAACTCATCGCGCTTGCGGTCGTCTTCGCGCATTGCGTTTTCGCGCTTCAACTGCAGGTCAGCGTTCTTCATCTGCATATCGG